ATGAGACACATCAAAATGTTTTTAATGGTCAAGACTCAACATATACCTATGGGTTGTATAATTTCTTTGCATTAACATCTCCTAATTTACTTTTCCGAGAATTGTTTTTTGAATTGAAAGATATTATACATGAATATGTTCCAGAAAAATATAAGTGGATGCAGTGTTGGTTAAACTACCATACTCCAGATACAGTTTTAAAATGGCACAATCATGAGTGGCCTTATCATGGTTACATAAGTATAGATCCAAAAAATTCTACAACAGAATTTGAAAAATTTGAAGTAGAGAATCAAGTTGGAAATATATACATCGGTCCTGGTTATAGGTATCATAGGGTTGTTGCTAAAGATAACTTTACTGAACCAAGAATAACATTAGGGTTTGATGTTTGTACTGAACCTATGGAACCTCAACATATGATGTCTTTGATTCCATTATGATGGAAGTAATAGATAACTTCTTACCACATCAAGATTTTCAGAACATTGAAAAATATTTTATGGATATTCTTCAATGGAAATATCAACCTTATAAGGTTTATGATGGTATAAATGAAAATGATGTTGACAATTATCAGTTCGAGCATGAATTTTATTTTCATCAATCATGGAATGGTAATTTTCAATATGCAGTGTCTCCTAATTTTGAGTCCATTGTTCCTTTACTAAATAAAATTGACTTCCTTGCATTACATAAAGTAAAAGCAAATTTGGAACCTTTAAAGAGTAAACGATTCTTTAGTGATTTTCATTATGATTGGGCAGAATCTGTAGAGAATCCAATTCCATCTAAGAAAATGACAACTGCCATATATTATGTTAATACATGTGATGGATATACAGAGTTTGAGGATGGTACAAAAACACAATGTGTTGCTAACCGTTTGGTAAAATTTCCATCAAACCTCAAACATAGAGGTGTTAGTCAAACTGACACTCGTCTTAAATCTGTAATAAATTTAAACTTTTTTACCCCCTGAAAAGAAAATGAGTAGAGAGATGACCCAAAAAGAAAAAGATGCTCTTGCAATTATGCAAGTTGAGCAAGTTTGTAAAAATTATGGAGAAGATGCAAAGTGGTATAGACAAACAATGCCAAACAAAGATGGATCTCTTGAAGAATATATCATCATACATTATCCTCGTCCTTCTGAACCAACGGATCAAAGGGGTTCTAACTAAATATTAGTGGAGACCTGTGTCTGACTAATGGCAATAACAATACCCCCAAATAATAAACAAGCATTTGAAGATGTAATGGATGCATTGGGGGGTGATGATTATTCGTATTACTTATTTGATGTTAAGAATGTAGAGGACAAGGACTCAACTAAGAAAGTTCAGATAGCATTAAAAGTTTTTGTTCCTCAAACAAAAAGAACTACAGCAGTTGAGAATATAAAAGATGCATTGGATAAGAACTATCCAGGAATTACAGTTAATTCAAAAGGTACTTCCTTAGATATTCCCATAAGAGATAAGCAAGTTATTAGAATAGAAGTTAAACCAGAGAACAGTAAAGGATCTGGTGGTGGTGCTGCACAAACTGCACTAGTAGAATCTGCACAGTGCGTCTATGCTGCTATGAGATATTATTGTCCTAACATAGAAAAGAAGAAAGCATTTACTGAAGAAGATTTTAAATGTGGTATGAAACATTGTGATGTATCTTCTAAATTAGATGAAATTATGACGTTGGGAAAAGAATGGCAGGATTCATCTTGGGCAGGTGCCAATGCTATCTTTAATACTGTGGGTGGTAAGGGATGGACATTTGTTAGAGGTGATGCCATCATCGATGATGGTGCAGTTAAGAATGCATTTAATAGAGTAAAGAATCAAACTAACTTATCATCAGAAGACAAATGGAATCCTGCTGATATATGGATGGTGAAAGATAAGACTAAAGTAAAGAAACATCTTGATAAAGAAACTACTATTGACTGTCTTAATAATGCACTATTACAACTAAGTGATCCTAGTATCCACCAACTTGTTGGTATATCTTTGAAGAAGATAGAAGGTACACCAAAGATGAAAGAGTTGAATGCTGTATCTCCTGCTGTAAGGAAATCAAATGAGGCAGCACACTTTGCAAAGTATGACCTAACATTTGATAATGGTAGAAAGAAAGATAGTCACCCTATGGATGTGTATCTGTATTATGGTAAAGGTACTTACGAGAAATTTCAGGCAAGAAACTTTGGTGGTCCTACTAAAGGTGATTGGAAGTTAGAATTAAAAGGTAAGTCTGCTGCACAGGGTAAGATACAGGGTAAGAAGGTGCAAGAACTATTGAAGGATGCTAAGTTTGGTACACTACCTGAGTATGGTGGAACAGATACTTGGGCTAAGGCTAAGAATGGTAAGTTGGATGAAGACATCTATAAGTTACTAGTAAAATATAATGCAAAAGGTCTAAAGAATAAATCAACTGATTTGACATGGATTAAAAATGAGGCAGAACAAGCATGGAAGTATAGTAAGTATGCGGGATTAAAATTATTAGATTGGGTATCAACTCATAAGGATTCTGATCAGATAATGAAAGAGATATATTTGTACGCATCCTCACAGTCAGACAAGTCTTCTGTGTACTGGAAACTCCAGTAAATAAACTGGCACACTACTGTCCCATTACCCTCTAAAATGGAGTATAATACAGGTATAGATAGAGATCCTATGCCAAACAAGCACCTAGAACATCCTGAAGATTCGATTCTCAAAGGACGTAGAGTTGCAATAGATACTATCAAGGAACTTGTGACAGTTACTAAACTGTCTGTCAAATGGGACGGTGCTCCTGCTATAGTGTTTGGAACTAATCCTGAGAATGGTAAGTTCTTTGTTGGCACTAAGTCCGTCTTCAACAAAAGAAAGATTAAAATAAATTATACTCATGAGGACATTGATCAGAATCATCAAGGCACTGTCGCTGACATTCTTCGGTTGGCTTTTGATAACCTTCCTCGTATCAATCGTATTATCCAAGCTGATTGGATCGGTGTCGGTGGGGGCAATGTTTATTGTCCTAATACTATTCAGTATAGGTTTGCTTCTACAATTAATCAGCAAATTATTCTAGCACCTCATACAGAATACACTGAGGTTAGTCCCAATGCTGAAGGTAAGATAGGAGTTAGTCTTGAATCTACTCTCAATTGCTACTTTGTTGATACTAATAATGCTACAGTAGAACCACCTTTAGGATGGAGACATTTAGCAAAGATACTACCTACACTTATAGTTGCAAAGGTTCCACAATCCCGTACTGAAATAGCAAAACATATTAATTCATTTGTACGACAAGGTACTCTTCCGCATCCTCAGGAAATGTATGATACATTAGATGCTAAATATAAGGGAGAAGTTAATGTGAGTACCTTTAAGGTATGGCACAAAATCTTCCAACTGAAACAGCGTCTACTCGATGCGATTGTTGTAAATGGAAATGTTGAATGTTACATCGATGGAGAATCTTCTCAACACGAGGGGTTCGTTACGGTTTCAACCAATCCTTACAAAATTGTAGATCGATTGACCTTTAGTAGAGCAAACTTTAACCTTAGTAAGAATTGGCAGAATGAAAAAGTTCAGTGCTTTCCTAACTGAAGCCGAAAGATCTTTCGCTTCAAAAGAAGCGGAGAAATTAAAACTTAAGCATGTGGGGTACGGTAAGTATGCCGATATAAATGGCAACGTTACTCACTTGTCTAAGGACGGTAAACTAATAAAGGTTTCTGCCCAACAAGCAGCAACTTCAACGCAGCAAAATGGAGGAGAAGAAACTGGAAGCGGCGAGGGTCAGGTCGATCAAGGTAGCATATCTGTTACATTTGGAAGATTTAATCCACCTACTGTTGGGCATGAGAAACTTTTAAACAAGGTGTCTCAACAGGCAAAGTCTACTGGAGGAGAGTATAGAATATATCCGTCTAGATCTGAAGATCCTAAGAAGAATCCTCTTGATGCAGGAACTAAAATTGGATTTATGAAGCAAGCATATCCTGATCATGCTAATGCTATTCAAAACAATGAAGATATGAGAACTATCTTTGATGTTCTTACTACTCTTGATGGTGAAGGATATAGTTCAGTAAATTTAGTAGTTGGTGGTGATAGAGTTAGTGAG